GGAGTATGCGGATTAAGTGGTATCTCAGTTACTTCAGGTTCAAACGGATCTTCAGGTAATAATGGTAACGCAGGTGCTTCAGTATTAAGTGGAGTATCAGGAACAAATGGTACTACAGGATCTAATGGAACAAATGGTGTTCAAGGAAACTTAGGAACAAGTGGGTTAAGCGGTGCTTCTGGAACTTCAGGTTCAAATGGTTCAAGTGGTAACTCAGGTAACAACGGTAACTCAGGAGTAAGTGGTGTAAGTGGAACTAATGTAACAACAGGTTCAAACGGTACCTCAGGTGCTGCAGGAAATTCAGGAAACTCAGGGTTATCAGGAACAAATGGTACAAGCGGTTCAGCTGGTAATAATGGAGGTGCAGGTCCTAGTGGATTAAGCGGTGCTTCAGGAACTTCAGGTTCAAATGGTACTTCAGGAGCTTCAGGTAACTCAGGAAACTCAGGAGTATCAGGAACAAGTGGTAACACAGGTTCAAATGGTTCAGGTGGTTCAAATGGTAGAGCAGGTACTTCAGGTGTAAATGGTTCAAGTGGTACTTCAGGAAATACAGGTACAAGCGGTACAGGAGCTAGTGGTACTTCAGGTGTAAATGGTTCAAACGGTACTTCAGGAAACGCAGGTACAAGTGGTAGTACGCACAACAAGTACAACAACCGTACAAAGTGTATCGTTCTTATATGCTGATATGACAAACAGCAGATTAGGTGTTGGTACAACTTCTCCATCATATAAATTACATGTAAACGGAGCAGTAAGTGGTGTATCTATTTACGCATCAGATGATATCCAAGCATTCTCTGATAGAAGAATTAAAGGTGATATTAAAGTAGTAGAAGATGCTATTAATAAAATTAACCAAATTAATGGTGTAACATTTACAAGATTAGATGCTGAAGAAGACAATAAACATAGACACGCAGGTGTAATTGCACAAGAAGTAGAAGCAATATTCCCAGAAGTAGTACACACAGATGCTAAAACAGGAATGAAATCAGTAGCATATGGTAACTTAAATGCTCTATTAATTGAAGCAATTAAAGAATTAAGTAAAAAAGTCAAAGATTTAGAAGATAAATTAGATAAATAAAATGGCAGTTCCAACATCAAACATAAAATTTAGTGACATAGCTACTGAAGCAGGTGGTTATTCAGGAATGCTCAGTTTACTCACCATGAGTTTCTTTTCATATTTTTCTGGACCTAATGGATCTAGCGCTCAACCATATAACAATTGGGGTCAAGGCGAAGCATCCGGAGATAATAGAATATATGGTACTACTGCAAAAACAACAAATATAAAAGTAAGTGATTTTTCAGGATTAAATTATTTTTATTTATATCCTGATTATCAAGTTTATTGTAATTTTGTAAATAATAGTCCATTCCCTACAACACCACCCGACCCCCCAGATGCTTATGATATGAATGTTAATTTAATATTAACAGATAGTAGTGTAACTTATCTTTATTGTAATGGTGGAGGATTATTATTTCCGGGTGGTGGTCAGTATCTATCTGATATAGCAAGTTCAGGCACTCCCTTAATAAACAATCTTTTTTGGTCGATAGACATATCTCCTTCCCCTTCATATGCCATGGTCCCTACTGTAAGAGCAGACATAGATATTAATGGAACAAATTATGTTGCAGGTGCAATTATAAATCCCGGTTCAAATATATTTGATTTTTCTACATATGGGGGTGCTAATATAACAGTTGGTTACCCAGCCGGAGCCACAGGTTCAGAATTTACAGTTACTATTTATTAACTTTGGAACTTTAAATTTCCTTTAGTATATTTATTGGAAATAAGTTATTATGAAAAAATTGTTATATGTTGCACCACATCTATCAACTGGTGGACTTCCTCAATATTTAACTAAAAAAATAGAATTACTTAAAGATGAATTTGAAATTTATCTTGTAGAATGGGTTGATTGTACTGGGGGTGTTCTTGTAGTTACAAAAAATAAAATCCAAAATCTTATTGATTCTAATAAATTTTTTACATTAGGAGAAGACAAAAATGAATTGATTGACATTATCAATCAAATTCACCCCGATATTATTCATTTGGAAGAAATTCCTGAATTTTTTATGGATGATAATATTGCTAAACAAATTTACAAACAAGATAGAAATTATGTTATTGTAGAAACATCACATGATTCTTCTTATAACACAGAAGATAAACGTTTCTTCCCTGATAAATTTATGTTTGTATCACAATGGCAAATTAATCAGTACAAAGATATTGATGTTCCTAGCGTATTAGTCGAATATCCTATTGAATATATAGAACGTCCTGACCGTGAAGAGGCATTGCGTAATCTACAATTAGATCCCGCTAAAAAACACGTGTTACACGTTGGATTATATACATCTCGTAAAAATCAAGCGGAATTTTTTGAATATGCTAAACAATTTCCTGATGTAGAATTTCACAGTTTAGGAAACCGAGCAGATAATTTTAAATGGTATTGGGAACCATTAGAAAAAAACACTCCACCAAATTTAACATGGTGGAATGAGCGAACAGATGTAGATAAATTCTACCAGGCAATGGATTTATTCTTATTTACATCTCGTGGACATGAAAATGATAAAGAAACAATGCCTTTAGTTATTCGTGAGGCCATTTCATATCAAATCCCAACCCTAATATATAACCTCCCAGTTTATTTAAATTACTTTAATAAATTTGAAACTATTAATTATTTAAAATTTGATGATTTCAAAGTTAATTGTGATAAAATTGCTGAAAAATTAGGTTCTAAAAAATCAAACCCAAACGAAGAAATTTTTATTTTATCAACATTCCCCGTAAGTGATTCAATAATTGAAACTACATTAAAAACTATAGATTCAATTCACGCTAGAGGAACAAAAGTATTAGTTACATCTCATATCCCTGTTCCATTTGCAATAGAAGCTAAAGCAGATTATGTTGTTGTAGATAACAATAATATTCTTACTAAACATTCTTATTATTGTAATTATTGGTCTGATCTTCCTGATCATAAAGTACACATTAATTTAAGGGGAAATGATAATGATTTATATCATGGTCCTAGTGTTTATTCAAATTATGTAAACGGTGCTGCTTTAGCTAAAAATTTAGGATATAAAAAATTATTTTTTCTTAATTTTGACTACACAATCCAATCATCACACCACATTGATAAGATATCTGAAATATTAGATAATAAAAAAGCATACTTTGGTAAATATAGAGCATCAGAAGGTGATGCTTTGCATACTTATTTTTATGCTGCTGATTCTGATTTCTTTTTAGATCATGTTCATCAAGTATTTAATGCTGAAGAATATGAACATTTACGTTTTCAATTAGGAAGTGAAAGTAATGGTTTAGAAAATATGTGGTACCATATCTTTAAACGAAGTGCTGATAACATTTATTTTGAAGATATTGAAACATTTACAGAAAACAGTATAAAAACTTTTGACCATTCTGATTTTTCACAAGTAGAATATTATACAGTATTATCTACTAACATTCCTAATACATTTGCTCCCTATATTAGAATTTCTAATAGTAAAGAATCAAGGTTAATTCAAATTAAAGTACTTGATAAGGATAAAAACGAAGTATTTTTTGATGAATTGAATGTAGAGGGTAAAACAGATTATTATAAAATCCTTCCACATGAAGAAGGAATGGAGGTAATATTTACTATAAGTAATTACCATAAAATCCTAAAAATCACTACAATCCAGGCAACAAATTTAGAATTTAACGGAAGTATTGAAGTAAAAAATCATTTACCGAAAATCAAATTAATGCATTTAGTTACTGAACCTGAAACAAATGAAAAAGAAATTCGTTCAATAATTAATATTAAAGATTTTTGTGAAAAAACAGGTATATTATACGAACAACGTGTTAATGAAATATGGAAAGGACTTCCACCTAAAGAAACGTGTGCTCGCCCACATGATGTTCAAGAAGTACCCGGTTATTATAAATTAGCTCCTGGACATTATGGTTGTTATTTGGCTCATAGAAATGCTATATGCGCTGATGATAATACAAATTATGATTTCGTATTAATCGTAGAAGGTGATGTTATAGTGGATAGTGACTATCAAGAGTTATATGAATCATTAATTCGATTTAATAAATTATCATATCAAACAGATATGGATGTTATTGGGTTTGGAAATCCATGGCAGGATAGAAATTTAAATGGTCCTAAAATTGATGATATTTACACAAATGTAACACCGTTTATTCCTGCTCAATCATATTTAATTAACAATATTAAAACTAAAAAAATTAAAACATTGTTAGAAACTATGACTTGGGACGCTATTGATTTATGGATGTGTAATGTTGCTAAACTAAAAATAGGAACAGCAGAAAAAATTTATACAAAACACCTTCCAGGTTATAGTATTATAGAACAAACTGTTAAAGATGCTTCAACCGATAATCCTTTAATATTTACAACATAATGAAGATTTGCCAAGTTGATCCAGGTTGTGGTATTCCAATTCCACCACCAGCATGGGGAGCTATTGAAAAAATTGTTTGGGAATTTACCCAAAACCTAAAAGAATTAGGACATGAGGTAGATATTAAAATGTCAGGCCAAATTAACCCTGGAGAATATGATGTAGTTCATTGTCACGTAGCTAATCTAGCAATTCAATTGGCAGAAAGAGGTATACCTTATGTGTATCAATTACATGACCATCATGCTTATTTTTATGGTAAAGATTCTCATGTTTATAAAGAAAATCTTCAAGCAATTGAAGGTTCACTTATATCTTTAATGCCTGCTAGATTTTTAGTTGACTATTTTGAAAGTGATAAATGTGTTTATTTCTCTCATGGTGTTAACACAAATGAATTATATCCAAAACAAAAAAATACTCCCGCTAATCCAAAATTATTAATGGTAGCTAATAATGGATTGGGTGGAGATCCTACATTTGATAGAAAAGGTTTTGCTTTAGGATTAGGATTAGCAATGATGAATAATCTAGAAATTACTATAGCAGGCCCATCAGACAATAAAAGATTTTTTAATGGACATTTATGGATGTTAGGTTATCCTAAACTAAACTTGGTTTTTGATACTCCTAATAGTAAATTATTGGAATTATATCACAACCATGATATTTTTATTCATCCAACTATTTTAGAAGCTGGACATCCTAATTTAACAATGGTTGAAGCAGCGGCAGCTGGTTTACCCCTTATTGCTAATTGGGAATTTGAAACTGATTTTCATGGTGCTTGGAGAGCTCCACGTGATGTGTTTGAAATGGATAGAGGTTTAAAAGATATATTAAATAATTGGGCTTTATATAGAAATAAATTAGCATTAACCTCACAAGAATTATCATGGTTTAACCGTTCTAAAGAATTAATTAAAATATATGAAAGAAATATTGATCAAGGAGTATAATAACACACCCCAATTAAACTTTTCCTATAAAGAAAGTAATAATACATTCCAATTTAATTTTTTAAATGGAGCATTTTTAGAAATATTAGGTTCTAATTCTAAAACATATGTAGCAAAATTCATTGATAGATTAAAAGATGAAACTATATATGAAGCAGAAATAACTAACAATATGTGGACCAAACCAGGTATTGAATATTTTATTAATTGGAGAATTGAAGTTTACGACAAAGAAAATGATGAGTTAGTATTTGAACATAATTTTGATGCTAGTGGAAAACGAGTTTATATACATCTAGAGTCCTCAGCATTGGGTGATACTTTAGCATGGTTTCCTTTTATAAACGAATTTAGAAAATCCCACAAATGTCATGTAGTATGTTCAACATTCCATAATGAATGGTTTGAAAAGGAATACCCCGAATTAGAATTTGTTACTCCTGGAACTGAAGTACGTGATTTGTATGGTATGTACAATATTGGGTGGTACTATAATGAAGACAGAACTGTAAACCATTTAAAAATCCCAATTGATTTTAAACAACATCCATTAGGAGAAACAGCAACATCTGTGTTAGGATTACCATATGTTGAAACTAAACCTAAAGTTCATGTTCCTAATAAAGAAAGACAAATTGAAGAAAAATATGTAGTTATTGCTCCTCATGCCTCAGCTCATGCCAAATATTGGAACCATCCAGGTGGGTGGCAATCAGTAATTGACTATTTAAATAAAAAAGGTTATAAAGTAGTAATGATTACTCAAGAACGTTTAGGAGATAAATGGCATGATTCTAAATTAGGAGGTACATTAAAAAATGTAATTGATAAAACCGGAAATTATCCTATCGAAGATAGAATGGTAGATTTAAAATATGCTGATGCTTTTATAGGTGTTGGTAGTGGATTATCTTGGTTATCATGGTCAATTGGTACCCCTACTGTATTAATTTCAGGATTTAGTTTACCTTACAGTGAGTTTCTTGATTGTGAACGTATATTCAATTATGATACTAACATTTGTACAGGATGTTTCAATAGAGAATGGCTAAATCCAGGTGATTGGGAATGGTGTCCTGATCATAAAAACACACCCCGTCAGTTTGAATGTACTAAGTTAATTAGACCTGAAAAAGTGTTTAAATCCTTAGATAAAATCCTTAACCTTTAAAAATTAACTAAATATTTATCGTGGATAAGTTTTTAACACCTGAAGAGTTATTATTATTAAAACAACTAAGTAATCAACGAGAAAAAATTAAAATTCAACTTGGTAATTTAGAATATGAGTTGCAATTGTTAAAGAAAGAAAAAAATAAAGTAATTCAAAATTTGCAAAATTTAGAAGAAAATTGTTCTAAGATTGCAAACGAATTACAGAAAAAATACGGTGAAGGTGCCTTAAATTTAAAAACAGGTGAGTTTAAAACTTATTGATTTTTAAAAATCTTTAATATATTTATAACAGAATAAAAAACAACTCATTAACATGGCCGAAACATTAATATCCCCAGGAGTACTTGCAACAGAGAATGATAATTCATTTGTATCCCAAGGACCCATTAGAAATAGTGCAGCTATTCTTGGTCCTACAGTAATAGGACCAGTTGAAGTTCCAACTATTGTTACTTCATAATATTTCACATCTATTGCAGCATATAATTTCTTTGCTAATGGTGGTGAAACTTTATTAGTAACTAGAGTAGCTAATGATGTAAGTGGTTCATTTGCACCAGCAACATCTTCATTCATTTCAGGTAGTACAGCAGGATCAATTTTAAGTGGTAGTGCATTTACATTATCTACAATTTCTGAAGGTATTGTAATGAATAGTAGTAGTTCCATAGATGTTAGTGGATCATTACTTTCTGGTTCTCAGTATAATCTTAGATGGCAGATTCAAAACTCTAATACAGCATCAGGTACTTTTGATTTATTAATCAGACGTGGTGATGATAATACTAATAATCTTATTGTATTAGAAACATGGACTGGTTTATCATTAGACCCAACTCAACCAAACTTCATCTCAAGAGTAATTGGTGATCAAGTAGATAACTTTGATTCAACAACTCAAGCAGTTCAAACAACAGGTAGTTACAAAACCAATTCAAGATATGTTTACGTATCTAGTATTGATTCTGATTTCTTAATGCCAAATTATTTTGATAACAGTGGATATCCGAAAGCACAATACGCTCCTTATATGCCGGTTGCTCAAAGTGGATCATTTGGTGCTGCAACAGGTCAAGTTATGGCCGGTGCTAATTTATACAACGCAATCAATTCATCTAATACTCAAGGATTAGTAGCTCTTAACTATACTAATTCTATTAGTTTAATGTCTAATCAAGACGCTTATAAATTTAATGTATTAGTAACTCCTGGTTTATATGATACTGGTTACACATCAACTATAACTGCTATTATTAACAATACTCAAAATAGAGGTGATAATATCTTTATTTAATATCTTTATCAATGATTTAGTACCTTATGGTTCATCAGTATCTACAGTAACAGCTCAAGCAGGAAATAGAAATACTTCATATGCCGCTGCTTATTGGCCTTGGGTTCAAATCGTTGAACCAGATTCAGGTCAATTAGTATGGATCCCAGCATCAACAGTAATTCCTGGAGTATTCGCTTACAACGATACAGTATCTGAACCATGGTTTGCACCAGCAGGTATCAATAGAGGTGGTTTAAATCTTGTAGTTAAAGCAGAATCAAAATTAACTCAAACACAACGTGATAACCTTTATACAGGCGCTGTAAACCCAATTGCTACATTCCCTGCAAACGGAGTAGTAGTATACGGTCAGAAAACATTACAGAAAAAAGCATCAGCTTTAGATCGTGTAAATGTTCGTCGTTTGTTGATTGCTCTTAAAAATTACATTTCAGAAGTAGCTCAAAACTTAGTATTCGAACAAAATACAATCGCTACAAGAAATGCATTCTTAGCAGCAGTAAATCCATACTTAGAAACAGTACAACAAAAACAAGGTTTATACGCTTTCAAAGTAATTATGGATGATAGTAACAACCCAGCAGACGTAATTGATAGAAACCAAATGGTAGGTCAGATTTATATCCAACCAACCAAAACGGCAGA